GGACCCCATAACACCAGCTAAAAAGTGGTTTAAGGGCTATTTTTGTAGCTTGTAGGGGTATTATATAGGTATATATTTAATTTATCAGAGGGGGTAGACTAGGGCCACTAGGGTAGGTATACAATATACATACCTAGCTGAGAACAATTTTTTATTTTTTTGGTTTTTGGAGGTTGGTGTTCTTAGGTTCACCCACAAAAAAACCCCCAAGAATGGAGGTTGGTGTACTTAATATAGGGTATAGGGGTTTTTCCTTCGTCAAAACCGTTAATACTATTATACAGTCAGATTCACGTTTTGTCAAGTAAAATCGTACAAGCCCTTAAAATTAATTTTTTTTTATATTTTTTCATTTTTTACTTGACAAGTGGCTTATATAGCACTATAATAGTAGTATGGGTGGAGAAGTTTCTCTTCACACTCAATATCCCCCCAAAAACATCGACCAGTACAGGGATTAATTGCTTAGTGAGGACAAGAGATATTCTCTATAACCATATCTGGAATGTTAGTCGCATTATTTTTTGGATTTATATTGCGATGATTATTTTATGGTTTGTATATATAGGTGTATTTGCAGTATTAAATACAATACCTGCAACAAAACCTTTTGTATCAAGAGTTATGGAATGGCAACAAACGGACTAATAAAGCGAAAACTAACAGAAAAGCAAGAAAACTTCCTAACAGCGTTGTTTTCTAACGGTGGTAATATAGCTGATGCTTTGAAAACAGCAGACTACAGCCCTCACAGTCGTAAAGATGTGTTGGCTTCTCTCAAAGAAGAGATTGCTGAACGTACAAAGCTAATGCTAAACGGTGCAGCTGTAAAAGCAGCAGACAACATCGTTAATACGATGAACACCGACCATGATAACGGTCTACCTACTAACCGTTTAGAGCTAAAGTTTCGTGCTGCTGGAGATATTCTAGATAGAATTGGTATTACCAAGCGTCAACAGATTGATGTAAGTGGTGAAATCAAACATGGAATAGTGCTTTTACCTAGTAAAAAGCCAATGGTGGACATAACACCAGAATAAACCGATATCTTGCCTTATTTAAAAGGGAGATATTTTTACATTTTGCTTATAAATAAGGAGATTAATCATGCCAAATGATTTATTAAATATGCTTATTGGGTTTGACCCATACTTTCGTAACACCAAAGGTTACGATAACTACCCACCGTATAATATATACGAAGATGGAGACAAATATAGGCTAGAAATAGCCGTTGCAGGGTTTTCAAAGAAAGATTTAGAGGTTGTGGCACAAAATTCAACCCTAAAGATAACTGCAAGGAAAGATAAAGATAAAAATGGGAGCACACCAATCGTTCAAGGACTTGGATATCGTTCCTTTACACGAGTTTTTCAACTAGCCCCTTATGTTGAAGTAACCGAGCTAAAATTAAAAGACGGTATTTTAACAATTTGGCTAGAAAGAGTATTACCAGAGGAATTACAACCTAAAATATTAAAAATAGCATAACATGGACTTCAAACCTCTCAAAAATCATATGGAAGTATCGACAATGGATGAGGTAGTTTTGTGGGAACACACAGGAAAAACAGCAGATGATATGCCAATAGAAGAAATTAATGCTTTCTTTGTAAATTATTTAAAAAAGTATGGTTATGGTACATGGCAAGACCGAAGTTAAAACCCGGAGAGAAGGGCAACTACAATAAAAGTAGAAAACAGCTACAATTAGAAAAAATTAAACGATCAGAACGAGCAGCATTAAAAAAGAAGAAGAAGGCTCAAAGTGATTCTAATAAAGCTAATATTCAACTAAATCAGTCGAAGAAAGCTGAAAAACTATTAAAACAAGGTGGTGTTACAACAGATGATTTTGTTGATACATTACCTAGTTCGGTAAGAGAAGTTATTGTTGAGGGAGAACACGAATTAATATTTTCTCCCAATAAAGGTCCACAAACAGATTTTCTGGCTGCTCCCGAAAAGGAAGTGCTTTATGGAGGTGCAGCTGGTGGTGGCAAAAGCTATGCACTTCTGGTAGATCCATTAAGATACGCTGATAATCCCAATCACCGAGCCTTACTTCTCAGGCGTACTCTAGGTGAGTTAGCTGAATTGATAGACCAGTCAAAGAAGGTTTACCCAAAAGCATTTGTAAATGCAATATTCAAAGAAAGCAAAAATCTTTGGATCTTTCCAAGCGGAGCTACCATTTTATTATCTTATGTAGATAAAGATAGTGATGCAACAAGGTTTCAAGGTCAGTCCTTTACATGGATTGGTATAGATGAATTAGGGCATTATCCTACACCGTATGTATGGGATTACCTACGTTCAAGATTAAGAACAACAGACCCTAGTATTGAAACCTACATGAGAGCATCAGCAAATCCCGGTGGAGTTGGTGGTTGGTGGATTAAGAAAATGTTTATTGATCCTAGTCAGCCAAATACACCTTTTGCAGCACAAGACATGGAAAGTGGAAATGCTTTAGTTTTTCCACCTAATCATGCAAAGGCAGGACAACCGTTATTTAGTAGAAAGTTTATTCCTGCAAGACTAACAGATAATCCGTATCTAATGTCTTCAGGAGAATATGAGGCGATGCTTTTATCATTGCCAGAAGTAGAAAGACGAAGATTACTAGATGGAGACTGGGATGTTGCAGAAGGGGCTGCGTTTGCTGAATTTAATCGTGGGTTGCATATTTGTGAGCCTTTTGATATCCCTAGAGGTTGGCCTCGCTTTCGTGCTGCTGATTATGGTTATAGTAGTCCTTCCTGTGTTTTGTGGGCTGCTGTGGATTATGATGGCAATATATGGGTGTATAGAGAACTTTATACAAGTAGATTAACAGCAGATGCGTTAGCAGATGCAATCTTTGAAGCAGAAGCAAAAGATCCTTCTATTTTTTCAGCGGTGTTAGATAAATCCTGTTGGAACAGAATAGCAGGAGCACCATCCGTAGCACAAACTATGATACAACGAGGGCTACGTTGGTTGCCTTCTAACTCCGATAGAATAAGTGGGAAACTTGAAGTACACAAGAGATTACAAGTTAATGACGAAACCGGAGAGCCAAGAGTTAAAATATTTGAATCCTGTCATAATCTCATTAGAACTCTTCCCTCGATACCGCTATCGAGAACTAACTCTGAAGATGTGGATACAAAAGCTGAAGACCACGCTTACGATGCACTAAGATATTTATTTATGTTCCAACAAATAAATACAACGAATTTTTCATCATGGTCTAGTAGAATAAAAGACAATGCTCCCGAACCAAGAGACTTAGTGTTTGGGTATTAAATAGACGGAATACTTTTGTTAGGTGTCTCTTACTGCAAAGGAGGTGATCCGTTGGTACTAGTAGTAACTTTAGTAAACAATAATATTAATTTTAACAATAGGAAAGAATCATGCCACAAACTATGATAGACTTAACTAGTGCTGCTCCACACGGCAGAATGAGTGAAGTGCCTGATGGTAAAGCTGCACAAACTCCACTAGAAGCATGGGTTTCTGCCCCTGCTAAACCATTTGTATCTACATTAGATGCTCCAAAAAAACAAACTAAAACTAACGTATCTCCAAACTTTAACAGTATGGCTGACGAAAAAGATTATTAATTTTTATGGCTTTTCTTGATATTGATTCCGAAAAAAAGAAGGACACGGATACTGCTATAGATGTTCGATTAGAAGAAGCTAGTTTATCTGGCGGTCTAGTAGGATATATTCGTGAAAAATTTCAAATAGCAGAAGATGGTCGTTATTCTGACGAACAGCGATGGCTCAAGGCATACAAGAACTATCGAGGTTTGTCTGATGGTGCAAATCAAGATAAGCTAAGAGATTCAGAAAGATCTCGTGTATTTGTAAAAATTACAAAAGTAAAAGTTTTAGCTGCTGTAGGACAAATTAGCGATATACTTTTTGCTAATAAAAAGTTTCCATTGGTGGTTGAGTCTACTCCACACCCAGAGGGTATACCAGAGTTTGCTCATCTAAAATCACCACAAGAACCACCAGTAGAAAGTCCTTTTGGTTTTCCCGGAGATCAAATGGAACTACTACCCGGAGCAACAGAAGCTACAGCTTTAGAAGATAATCCTATTATACGAGGTCTAGGACCAGAGTATGATACAGAAAACTTAGTGGCTGGTCCTGCAAAGATGGGTCAGCCCCAGATTAAACCAGCTGCGTTAGCTGCTAGTAACATGGAAAAAATTATACATGACCAGTTACTTGATACTGATGCAGTAAAGAAACTACGCAAAGCTATTTTTGAATGTTGTCTTTTAGGAACAGGTGTTATCAAAGGACCCTTTACCTCAGAAAAAACTATAGCTAGATGGCGTAGAAATGACATGGGAGAAAAAGAATACAATCCTTTACATAAAGATTTC